GACAACGCCACGCTGACGCTTGGCACGGCCATCTCGGGCATGGCGGCGACGGACAAGATCGTGAAGGCGACGGCGAGCGACACCTCGTTCAACGGCGCGATGAACGGTCTGATCAACATCACCAACCGTGGCAACGGCTACGCTTCGCTGCACAACATCAGCAACGCGACCTATTCGATCTGGGACGCGACGCGCATGGTGGCCGGCACGGACACGCCGGATGCGACGCAGCCGACCGAATCGGACATCTGGGACATGATCCAGAAGATCGCTGGCCGCTCCGGTAAGGATGCCAACGTGAAGCCCAAGGACTTCCTGCTCATGACCACTCCGGGTCTGGCCAAGAAGCTCATGGAGTCGATGGTGTCGCAGCGTCGCTTCACCGCTGGCGAGTTCAGCACGACGATCAAGGGCGGCTACAAGGCGCTTGAAGTCTGCGGTATCCCGTGCGTGACGGACTACTACGTACCGGCTGGCACCATCTATCTCCTCCACATCCCGTCGCTGGCGTGGGTGGATGCGAAGGATTGGGGCTTTGTCGAGTTCGAGGGCGCTGGTCCGTGGCGCTGGCTGTCGGGTCGCGATGCGTTTGAGACGACCTACGGCTGGTACGGCAACCTTGCTTGCCTTGCGCGTAACGCGCACGGCAGCATCACGGGTTACACCGACACGGCTCGCTACAGCCACATCTAAAGTCACGGTGGGGGGTGGCAGCAATTCGGCTGCTGCCCCCCATTGGGATCAACTTGGAGACTTCAGATGCCGTATAACTTTTTTGCTCCAAAGCCGGGACGGCTTGGGGTTCTCCCGAACATCGTGTCAAGCGACATGAACCCCACTGGTGGCACGTTGGCTGCTGGGACGGAGAATCACAACGTCTGCGCTTCCCCGGCGAAGTCGTACATCAACCGTGCGTCCGTCTGTGCGGCTGTCTACCCCACAGCAGGGACGTCGTGCGTGGCAACTCTGTTCAAGATGACGGGCGCGACTGCCGTGGCCTTGACCAGTGGGCTTTCCATCAACGCTGGCACGGCTGACACGCCGCTCCAGTTCACCTTCCTGACCACGACCACGGATGCCAACCGCACCCTGAATCAGGGTGACAGCCTCCGTGTGGCGCTGGTGACGGTCGGGTCGGTGACGGTCCAGCCTGACGACCTTGCCGTGTACGTCGAACTGCTGGTAACTGAGTAACATGGCCAAGCCCGTGATTCTTGTGAATCCTGCGGGCATCCCCGAGCCGTCGCCTGAGATTCAGCGGCGGCTTCGGGAGGTGCATGGTGGACTAAAGTTGCGCTTGATTGACACGGGTGTGCCTACGTGGTCCGTGTGCATGGAGTGGCAACATGACGACCGCCGCTGGGAGTGGGTGCAGAACGAGAGCTATGACCCGAAGATGGCATACGACATCATCGGCTATCTCCCGCTAGATTGTTCTGTAGAAGAAGCTCCGTCGTACCTGTCAAAGATGGTTCGCGCTTTCCCGCGTGAAGACATCCAGCGTTTGTCAGACTCGGTGAGCAACTACAACATTGGCGTCGTAAACAGCGCCGTTGAAGAGGCCATTGGAGATATGCTTGACAGCGCAGACCCGTCTACGATCCGTCGTGGCCGGGGTCGTCCTCGTAAAGTTTCTTAGGATATTCTTATGCCCACCGTGACCCGAGCGCAGTTGGTTGAACAGACCCGCGAGTACATGGATGCGGTTGGGTCTACGCGCTGGACAGACAGCTTTATCCAGACAATTCTTGCGCAGGTCTATGATGAGGAGTGGTCAAACATCCTCAACGCCGCGCCGTACTACACGTTTCAGCAGCTTCAGCTTACAACGGATGCCAACGGGCAGATTCCGTATAGCAGCCTGAACACGGGCAGCGGCGATAGCCAGCGCAACTTCTACCGCGTGTTGTCAGTCAGCGACGGCAACGTCCTGTACGACGAGACGCAGTTTCAGTACGTCCCGCTGGCCACGACGACGAACTATCTGCCCACGTACCCGCGCCTGTACTATCTGGTTGGGACGAACGTGCAGATTCTTCCCGTGGCCGTCGGCACGTCGTTGTACATCTCCGTGAACTACAAGCCCACGGCGTTGAACGACCTGTCGTCCGACAACATCCCGATTGATTTCCCTGACAACAATCAGGGCATCATCACGGCCAGCGCGGCTGCCAAGCTGCTGCTCAAAGGTGGCGCAGAAGTTGGCGCGGCCAACAACTTCCGCAAGTTGGCAGACGAAGAGCGTCAGTCGATGCTGGACGATCTGCGTCGTCGCACGATTAACCCGACGCGCATGGCCTACCCCGACCAGAAGTATGACTGGAGCGGCGGCTAATGGCGGCAGGGGATCGCGTCCTTGATATGCAGCCACGCTTCGACGGCGGACTAAACAGCGTCTCCGACGAAGCGGCCCTGCAAGACAACCAAGTTCGCACGTCAGCGAACGCTCGTTTGACAGACTACGGCGCTATCAGCAAGCGCGGTGGTACTCGGCGCACTGCTGCGGCACTCGCAGCGCAGCCGGTGACGGGCGGCTATACGTGGACGAAGGACGACGGCACCGTGTCGGTGTTGGCCGTGTGCAATGGCAAGTTATTTACCTCGGCGTTCAATCCGACCACATGGACGTGGACGGAGCAAACGGGGACGCTTGCGTCGAACACCACCTCGTACTTTGCCAACTTCCGTGATGGTGCTGGCAACGATGTGGTCTACATCGCAGACGGTGGGCCGCTGAATAAGTGGAACGGCACGACGCTATCCACGAATCTGGCTGGCACCCCGGACGCTGCGGCCATTGCCGTGTACAACGAACGGCTCTGGTCGTGCGGTGACCCGGACTTCCCAGACAGCATCTTCTATTCCGACCTCAACAACGGTGACACGTTGGGGGTTGGCGCGTCAGACGGTGGGCAGATCGTAATTCGCACGTTTGGCAACGAAGCCGTCGTTGGATTGGCAGCGATCAACACGTCGCTGCTGATCTTCCACAAGCGTGGTATCTCGCGTTTGACTGGCTACGGGCAAGACGATCTAACGGTTGCTCCGCAAGCCGTCACGTCAGACGTTGGCACGATTGCCAAGAACAGCATCGTGGCCAGTCAAAACGTGGCGTACTTCATCTCGGAGCGCGGACTGTATCGCTGCAACGAAGCGGAAGTCGCCGCGATTGGTACGCCGCAGCAGCCCGATCCGATTCTCCCGATTATCCGGCAGTTGTCGTCTACGGACTTTGACAAGATCAACTGCCTGATCAATCGCGCCACGAAGGAGTTGTGGATCACGATCCCCAACTTCGGCTGCTACCAGTACCACACCGTCCTCAACGCATGGTCGGGTCCATGGGACACGGGCTATACCTCACCTGACACCACGTATCTCTTTGAGGGGCTGAACTCCTCAGGGCTCCCGATTGCACTTCGCGGAGATGCGTCTGGGTACGTCAGTGTGTGCGATGCCCCCGGTGTGTTCTTGGACAACGTGGCGTCCGACGGCACAGGCGGAACGCGGTACGCGATGAGCGTCCAGTTGCACCGCCTGTACTGCGGCGACGATGCGCTGGCCAAGTCGTTGCGCTGGGGCTATCTCACGGCGCAACTCAACGGCTCGGACCAGACCCGTGTGCAGTGGAATACCGGCGATGCGTTTGGCTCCTACAGTTTGCCGCCAACCTACAGTTCAACGTGGGGTGCCACTGGGACTACGTGGGGGACAGGGACGTGGGGTGGCGCTGGTAGTGTGAATTACCGCATCCCGATGGGCGGCACCGGATACTACATAGACATCACGATCATCGACTCTGGCAGTTCACAGCCAGTGTTTAGTCGCTTCCAACTAGAAGCGTTCGCGCTCGGACGGAGATAACGATGGCTCAAACAGTCGCGCAGCACAGTGTCGCCTCGTTCACCTCTCCGGTGAACGGGACTAGTCCTATCGACGCCAATCAGGTGCGAGGGAATGACAACACCCTTCGCAGTGGCTACAACGACCATGACGCCGATCCGGGGATTCACCTCCAGTCGTCAGCCGTTGCTTCACGTCCTGCGGCTGGTGACCTTGGCCGGAAGTGGCTGACGACGGACACGGGATCGGTGCGCCTGTACTTCGACACCGGCTCGGCATGGGCAGAGGCAAGCTACCTGCCGTTGGCTGGTGGCACCGTAGCCGGGAACCTCATCGTCACTGGGACGCTGAATGTTACTGGTGCGCTGACAGCGACGGGTGGCGTGGTTGGCAACGTGACGGGCAATGCCGACACGGCGACCGCGTTGCAAACGGCCCGAACGATCAACGGGACGAGCTTTGATGGCACAGCCAACATCACCGTAACCGCTGCTGCCGGCACACTGACGGGGACAACGCTGGCGTCGAACGTGGTTAGCAGTTCGCTGACCAGCGTGGGAACGCTGACAAACCTGACCGTCACCAATCCGATCACCGGGAGCGTAACCGGGTCGAGTGCCAGCACGACGGGGAACGCTGCGACAGCCACGGCACTCCAGACGGCGCGGACGATCAACGGCACCAGTTTCAACGGCACGGCTGACATCACCGTGACGGCGGCAGCCGGGACTTTGACAGGCACCACGCTGGCAAGTGGCGTCACGGCGTCCAG